GCCGCAAACGTGCACCGAGAAAAGCCGGGGCGACTTCGCTGAAAAAAATCAAGCAGAACGAAAAGGCGGCCGAAAGGCAGTTGGCAAGGAGCATAAACTGCAACTTCAGCACAGGCGCGTTATTCCTCACGCTGAAGTATTCGGATATCCGTCTGCCGCAGTCGATTCAGGACGCTAAAAAGGAAGCGGCAAGGTTTTTGAGAAATCTCGGCAGGGCATACAGGAAGGCTACGGGAAAGAAGCTGCGCTGGATCCTGTGCACCTCCGAAACATCATCGAAAACCGGAGAAAAGGTACGGCTTCACCATCACATCATCATGGATAGGGTGGACTATGAGCTTATCTGCCGCTACTGGCCCGCGGAAGAGCTGCGCTATGAGATCCTCGACGGCCGCACGGACCACACCGATTTAGCCAAGTACATAATCAAGAACGGTTCGAGGACTCCGAACGAAAAGAAGTGGAGCTGCTCACGCGGACTGGACAAGCCGATATACACCGAGCCTGTTCCGGTATCGGATTTTGAGATCAAAACGCCGAAGGGCGCGACGGTGAAGGAGAAATACACTTACATCGATGAGGACTACGGCGCGGCCTCGGCATATCTGAGGGCGGTTTTGGACAAAAAGCCCATAGTCAAGGGCGGCAGGGTCGTTATGCACCCGAGAAAATAGCTTTTCCGACACGGCAAGGCGCGCAATATGCGCGCGATACATTGAAAGGCGGCGAGGAAAACGGCGTACAAAAAGCTTCAGGGCGTAAAGCTGCCGAAGAAAAAGCAAATGCTCGTGCGTGCGATATGCTTAAACTATGCAGATCGTCCGAAATGGGAGCAGGATAAAATACAGCGTCTGTGCGATGAATGCGCAGGCGAGTATTCCGCTGCGCTTTTTGAGCTTATGACGACGGAGAAATCAATACAGCAGGTGTGCAACGTGCACCATGTTTCGCCGAGCCGAATGTACGATTTTCGTAGGAAATTCAATGAGAAATGGTTCAAAAAGAAAAAATAAAAGTTCGTAAAAATGAGCGGTCCCTTTGGTTTAGAATATAAATCAAAGGGAGTGTTTTTTTATGAGCAGGAGCATAGCCGGCCGGCCGAAGAAATACAGTCCTGCGGCCTTTAAAAGAGGCGTGAATAAATACTTTGCGGCAATAAGCCGCGAGAAGGCGCTCAAGGAAAAGGTGTGCATCGGAACAGACGATGCCGGCAAGGATATCTACCGATGGGAGCCTGTAAAAAACGCCTTGGGCGAGGACGCCACGGTGATCGAATATTTTCAAAGGCCGTCCGTTTCCGGGCTGTGCGGCTATCTGCATATGCACCGGGACACCTTCAACGAATACTCACGGCACGAGGACTACGCGGACATCTGCGCGGCGGCAAAAAACGAGATAGAGGCCTACCTGTGCTCTCAGCTGGGCTCGGGCAAGGGCGACAGCGGCATTATCTTCAACCTTACGCACAACTTCGGCTGGAAGAACAAGATCGAAGTCGAGGCCGGAGCGGAAACGAGAAAGAGCATGGAGAAAACGGCCATGACGACGGACGAGAAAATAAGCTGGCTGCTTGCGCACGGCTACAACATACCCGGCCTCGAGGAGGGCGGAGAAGATGGCGGATAAGCTGCCTGCCGGGCTGTTCGAGGCGGCATACTGGTACGAAGGCCTGAAGGAACGGACAAACGATACATTCATGCCGCTATATTTCGATAAGCACCGCATACTCGTCCTTAAGGGCGGCGGCGGTTCGGGAAAAAGCATATTTGCCGGGCAGAAGATCCTAGAGCGCGTGACGACAGAGCCAAATCACAGGTGGCTCGTCTGCCGAAAGGTTGCGAAGACACTGAGGGAAAGCTGCTTTCAGCAACTGAAGGATCAGGCATATGAGCTGTACCCAAATGAAGTGAAATTCATTCCGCGCGGTAAGGGCAGCGATATGTACATCCTGTTCGAGAATGGCAGCGAGATAATATTCGCCGGGCTTGACGACGTTGAAAAGCTAAAATCGATCTACAACATCACAGGCGTATGGATCGAGGAAGCAAGCGAGATAACGGAGACGGACTTCAATCAGCTGGATATACGCCTGAGAACGGAGTTTCCGTTCTACCTGCAAATGATCCTTACGTTCAACCCGATAAGCATTCAGCACTGGCTGAAAAGGCGTTTTTTTGATAGATACGATCCGCGCGTGAGGACGCACGAGAGCACATACAAGGATAACCGCTTCCTGATACCCGAGTCTCGTGAAACGCTTGAGAGCTTCAAGGATACCGACGAATACTACTACCAGGTCTACTGCCTGGGCATGTGGGGCACCTCCGGCCGGACAGTGTTTGACGGCAGGGCCATAAGCAGGAGGCTTCGGGAGCTGAAAGCACCCGAGAGCACCGGGCTTTTCGAATACGACTACAACGGACTGAGGATATCGGATATCCGATGGACAGCCGATAGGAGTGGCTGCGTCAGCATATACAAGGCGCCGGAGGCGGGAGCGCCTTATGTAATCGGAGCGGACACGGCGGGCGAGGGCAGCGATTTCTTCGTCGCGCACGTTATGGATAACCGCACGGGCGAGCAGGTCGCGGTGCTGCGCGGGCAGTTTGACGAGGACGTGTTCGCACATCAGCTCTACTGCCTGGGACGATACTACAACACGGCGCTCATAGGCATCGAAACAAACTTTTCGACATACCCGGTAATGGAGCTTGAGCGGCTGGGATATCCCAGACAATACGTCCGCGAGACTATAGACGACTACACGCACAAGCCAAAGCAGAGCTACGGCTTCTTGACAAACGGCAAAACGAGGCCCGTGATCATCGCGGAGCTGATAAAGGCGGCGAGGGAGGACATAGGCAGCATAAACGATGAGACGACGCTGCTTGAGATGCTGTCCTTCGTGCGAAACCCCGAGAATCTCCGGCCGGAGGCCGAGCCGGGAGCGCACGACGACTGCGTTATGGCGCTGGCGATAACGCAGCACATACGGCCTCAACAGGAATACATATCAGAGCCCTCGGAGGGGCAGGGACGCAAATGGACAAAATCCATGTGGGAGGACTACGAAAACGCATCAAACGCGGAGCGGGAGATGCTGATAAAAAAATGGGGCAGACCCATGAGGTGAGAAGATGAAGAAAACCGACAAAAGCAAGCTGCGCCTGTGGCAGGACAGGCTTCAAACCAATGAAGCGGCCTATCAGGACGAGATAGGCAAAATGGACGGCCGCGAGGAGCTTTACGCCGGGCAGAAGACTCTGAGGCCCATCGTGCAGGGTGAGCGGAAAACGCAGGCCGTGCACGTCCGCAATATCTGCGCGGAGCTCATCGAGGCTCAGACAGACAGCAGCATACCCCAGCCGAAGGTCACGGCCCGCCGCGAGCGGGACGAGGACAAGGCAAAGCTTATCGAGGATATGCTGAGAAACGAGCTCGACAGGATGCCGTTTGAACAATTAAACGATGTTATGGAGCGCACCGTGCCCATACAGGGCGGCGCGGCCTTTCTGGTCGAGTGGGACAACACCGACAGGACGCACTACACGATAGGCGAGCTTGCGGTTTCGACGCTGCACCCGAAGCAGATAATTCCCCAGGACGGAGTTTACACCGGCGTTGAGGACATGGATTACATCATTCTGAAGATCCCGCAGACGAAGGAATACATAAAGCAGCGCTACGGAGTCGACGTGAGCGAGGAGGGAGAGCAGGAGCCGGACGTCAAGGGACAAAACGAGACCCCGGCTGACGACATGGTAACGCAGTATATGGCCTACTACCGCAACGGCAAGGGCGGCATAGGGCTTTACTCATGGGTATGCGATACGCAGCTTGAGGACCTGGAGGACTACCAGGCGAGGCGGCTGAGACGATGCACACAGTGCGGAGCGGTGGAGCCTGCATTGAGCGAGCTTGACGAGATCCCAGACGAGCCCTTACCGATGAGAGGCAGCAGAAAAGCCTGCCCTTACTGCGGCGGCACGAGCTGGGAGGCAAGCGAGGAGGGCTTTGAGGAGCTGCCGGAGCCGATAATGCGCAGCGACGGGAGCAGCATAGGCGGCATGATACAGAGGGCCGAAATGAGCGGCGAGCTTGACGAGATGGGCCTGCCCGCAGTCGAGATCATAGAGGAGCCGGAGAAGATCCCGTTTTACAAGCCGGATGTGTTCCCGATCATATTGCAGAAGAACGTCAGCATATACGGCCGCTTCCTGGGCGACAGCGACATTGACAAGATCGCAGACCAGCAGAACACCACAAACCGCATCGAGGCCAAGATAATCGACAAGCTTTTAAAATCGGGCAGCTATATCACGCTCCCGGACGAGGCGAGCATCAAGGTAGATGCCGACGACATGAAGGTCATACGCCCCGGCTCGCCCGCGGCGAAGGCCATGATAGGAGTATACGATCTTCAGGGCAACACCGAGCGGGACATGGCGTATCTTGCGCAGGTGTACGAGGAGGCGCGGCAGGTCATCGGCATAACGGACAGCTTCCAGGGGAGGGCGGATCACACGGCCACCTCGGGCAAGGCAAAGGAGTTTGCCGCGGCGCAGTCCGCCGGCAGACTTGAGAGCAAGAGGGTCATGAAAAACGCGGCATACGCCGCGCTGTTTGAGACGATGTTCAAGTTCAAGCTTGCGTACGCGGATGAGCCGAGGCCGGTGATATCAAACGACATATACGGCAACGCGCAGTACAAGAGCTTCAACAGATACGACTTTTTGGAGAAGGACGCGGCGGGGCAATGGTGCTGGAACGATCAATTCCTTTTCTCCTGCGACACCTCGGCGCCGCTGGCATCAAACAGGGAGGCCATGTGGCAGGAGACGAGAATGAACCTCTCCACGGGCGCCTTCGGAGACCCGAGCAGCATACAGACGCTGATCCTGTTCTGGTCGAAGATGGAGCTTTTACACTATCCCGGAGCGGGAGAGACCAAGGCCTATCTTGAGGAGCAGCTGCGCCGCCAGCAGGCACAAGCGGCCGCGATGCAGCAGGCCGCGGCAACAGCTGCGCAAGCACCGCCACAGGCGGCCTCGCCGCTTCCCGGAGCGGACATTCAGAGTTAAGCATAAGGGGAGCATCCGAACCCGTTTTTAAGCGGATCTGAGCGCCGCAGGCTTCGTTTTGCTCAATCACAAGGCGTCAGCCTTCCTCAATCGCAAAGCCTTGCCTGCAACGCACAGCTCTCACTTAAAAATCGCAGACCTCCGCCATTGAGTTTTTGCCCTTAATCAAGGCAGAGGACGCGGGAATACTCACGTATTTCAAGGACGATAACGCAGAGAAAGGGCAAAAAAACATGGCAGAGGCGGAGTTCGGATGCTCCCCTTATGCTTATTGCCCCGGTATGGGAATAAAAACACGAGGAAAGGAGGACACACTATGGCAGACAAGAAATGCGGATATGCCGGAAGCATCAAGAACACCGGCTCGCAGGTCGTCAGAGCTCCCTTCACGCAGGAAAACAAGAAGGGCAAGAGCACTGTGAAGACCGGCAAGGATCTCAGAAGCGGCAACAAGTAAGCCGCAGTACTTTCAAATTCGCAGGAAAAGCGTAAAAATCCGAAAGGAGCAAAAACACATGGATGATATCGACTACGGCGCAGTGTTCGGAGTGGAAGGCGGAGAAGCTCAGGAGGTCGCCGAGCCTGAAAAAGCCACGGAGGAACAGGCGCAAGGCGCAGAAGAGCAGGAGGTCGCCGAGCCTGACGCAGGAGATGAGGAGAGCGCAAAGCAGACCCCCGAGCAGAACGCGGCCTACGCCGCCGCGAGACGCAAGGCGGAGGCCGAGCGCGATGCCGCCATACGCAAGGCACAGGAGGAGGCCCAACGCACGATAGATGAGGCCTTTAAAAGCAGCGGGCTTAAAAACCCCTTCACCGGCAAGCCCATAAGCTCGAAGGCCGAGTTTGACGCATACATGCAGCAGGCAGGGGACGCCCGAAAGAGCCAGCTGATGGAGCAGGCGGGTCTGAGCGAGGAGGAATACACCGCCCTGGTAAACGACCTGCCGGAGGTAAGGCAGGCGCGAGAGGCGAGGGAAAAGGCCGAGAGCGCCATGCGCAGAGCCGACGAGGCTCAGGCCAAGGCCAAAATCGACGAGCAGCTTCAGGAGATTGGCAAGCTCGACCCCGATATCCGAGAGCTCAACGACCTTGCCGGGATGGAGAACTACCCGCAGTTTTACGAGCTTGTGCAGAAGGGAAACTCTCTGCTCGACGCTTACAAGCTCGCAAACTTCGACAAGCTGGTTCAGAAGAATGCAGCGGCAGCCAAGCAGGCGGCATACAACAGCACACAGAGCAAGCAGCATATGGGGAGAACGAAGGAGCGCGGAGCGGGCGCGATAAGCGTGCCTAACGACGTCAAGGAAATGTACCGTGCCTTCAACCCCGACGCTACAGACGCCGAGATACAGGCGCACTACAACAAAAATCACAAAAGCTGAAAGGAGCCAAAAAAACAATGGCATTTAAAATCCACATGACGGATGATAACCGTGTGCCGGGCATTGAGTATCTGCCGGCGGCGGCCATTACACCCAAGATAGGCATGGCGCTTATCCAGTCCGGCGGCAACCTTACCACCGCGAGCGGCACGACCGCGCCGACATACATAAGCATGTGCGAAAAGGAAATCGCATGCACGGCCGGAGATATCATCCCCGTTATCCGCGTGAACAAGGACATGATGTTCGAGACGGCATTCTCCGCCGCCGCCACGGCGCTCAAGCTGGGCGACAAGGTAACTATCAACACCGACGGCCTTACGGTCACGGCGACAAAAACAAACGGCGTTGCCGAGATCGTCTACATGGAGGGCATGACCGCAGGCGACATGTGCCTTGTGAGATTCTGAGAAAGGAGAAGGATATAAGCTATGGGCATTATTTTTACAGAAGGCAGCGGCCTTCAGGACAGCATATTCGGAAAAAGTCAGGAGCCGATCAAGATGTTCCTGGAAAAGAGGGGCGAGGCATTCGAGCAGCAGAGCCTGCTGCCTGAGCTTTTCAACATGGACAGCTCGAGCCACTGGGGTGAGAAGCTGACCACCCTCACGGCTATGAACGGCTTTGTGCCCGTCGGCGAGAACGGCAACTATCCCACGGACGAGATGCAGGAGGGCTACGCCAAGTTCCTCGAGCACATGACATGGAAGGACAGCTTCGCTATCTCCCGCGAGATGGTAGACGACGCGAAGCTCATGGAGCTCAAGAAGCAGCCTGCAAACTTTATCACCGGCTACTACCGCACGAGGGAGATGTTCGGCGCTGCGCTCTTCGGCGGCGCTATCAAGAGGGCGGCGACGGTCGACTTCCGAGGAAAGACCTTCTCGACCACGGGCGCGGACGGCAAGGCTCTGTTTGCGACAGACCACCCGTCGAAGACCGGCAAGGCAAAGCAGCAGTCCAACTGCTTCTCGGACGCATTTTCAAACAAGGTGCTGGCCGCGATGGAGACAGAGATGCAGAACTTCAAGGGCGACAACGGCGAGGTGCTCGACGTTGCGCCTACCGGCATTCTCATTCCCAACGACTACGAGACCAAGATGGCCGTATTCGAGGCGATAGGCGCGGACAAGGATCCCGCGACGGCAAACAACGGCTTTAACTACAACTTCGGCCGCTGGGACGTGTGCGTATGGCCGTACCTCAACCCGTTCGTGACCGAGGGCACAAAGCCGTTTATCATGTACGACAAGAACTACAACAAGGAATACGGCTCGGCCGTGTGGCTCGACCGCGTGAAGCTCGAGGTAAGAAGCGAGATCGCGGGCAACGACGCGAACAACTGGAAGGGCTACGCACGCTTTATCGCCGGCTTCAACGACTGGCGCGGCTTTGCTATCGGCGGCATAACGGGCGGCACTACTCTCATCAGCTGAGGAGGATTGGCATGGACTTCACGAGATTTACAAACCTTGAGGTAACGGGCGTTCTGAAAAACTCCGGCATTAAAGAGGCTGACTTCAAGATCACCTCGGCAGATGCTGCCGCCGCGGCCGGGACAGCTCCGACGAAGGCAGAGTTTGACGCAGTGGTCACACTGGCAAACGAGCTCAAGGCCGATCTGAACAAGCTCGTAAAGCAGCTTACGAGCGGCAAATAACATCACCGGGCGGCGGCACAGGCCGCGGCCCGGCTTTTTACTAAGGAGAAAGCAATGGCGACACTTAAAAGCGTAATTGAATACGTTGATGAAATAAAGCCGAATGCCTTTTCGAATGAAGCAAAAACACAGTGGGTGAACGAGTGCGAGGGGCTGGTGCAGACCGAGGTGCTGCTTCTGGCCGACACGGAGCTCATAAGCTACAGCTACGATACCGACAAGAACAAAGAGCTGCTGGTCAAGCATCCGCACGTGAAGATCTACTGGGCGTATCTCACGGCGATGATCGACTTTGCCAACGGGGAGTACAACAAGTATCAGAACACCATGCAGATGTTCAACGCGTTCTTCAGCGAATATATGCGCTGGTTCGCGCTTTGGTACCACCCGGCGGACACGCACGGAGAAAACGACGGCGAGGACGGCTGGCGAGGCTACTACATAAGCGCGTACGGCTTAGCTGTCAAGCACGGCTATGAGGGCACGGAGAGCGAGTGGCTCGAATCTCTTTACGGCGAGGAGGTAATGCTCCGGTACGACGGAACGGCCGACGAGCTTCAATGGAAATACAAAAGCGCCGAGCAGTGGGACAGCCTGATGGACACGGAGGCGCTCAGGGGCGAGATAGTAAGCCAGACGCTATCGGCTGCGCAGAGCGCAAGGGAAAAAGCCGAGAGCGCACAGACGGCGGCGGAAAGCGCCGCGCAGAGCGCAGGCACAAGCGCACAGAGCGCGTCCGGCTCGGCATCCTCGGCAAGCGCCGCGGCGCAAGGTGCGAGCAATGATGCAGCGCTCGCGGCAGAGTCGGCAGCAGATGCGCAGGACAGCAAAGCCTCGAGTGCACAGAGCGCTCAGACGGCCACGGAAAAAGCGTCGGCGGCGCAAGCCGCGGCTCAGGCGGCACAGACCGCCAAGGCAGAGGCCGAGAGCGCGAAAGCGGCGGCGGTCACGGCCGGAGCAAGCGCCGAGAGTGCGAATGCTTCCGCGCAGTCGGCAAAAACCGCCGCAGAGTCGGCAAAAGCAGCGGCGCAGGCGGCGCAGAGCAAGGCCGAGACTGCAAACACCTCGGCGCAGACCGCGAAAGCAGATGCCAAGGCCGCGAATACTTCCGCACAGAGCGCCAAGACAGACGCAGAGAGCGCCAAGAGCGCGGCAGCAGGGAGCGCACAGAGTGCACAGGCAAGCAGTAAGCTGTCCGAGAGCTGGGCGGTCGGCGGCACGGGGACGCGAACCGGTGAGGACACGAACAACGCCAGGTACTGGGCAGAGCAGGCGCAAAACGCGGCCGGCGGCGGTGTTTCAAGCTTCAACGGCAGAGCAGGCGCTGTTGCGCCTCAGATAGGCGACTACACCGCCGCAATGGTCGGAGCGGACGCGCAGGGCGCGGCAGAGACCGTACAGGACAATCTGAATACCCACGCACAAAACACAGCTAAGCACATTACCGCCGCAGAGAGGACGGCATGGAACGGCAAGAGCGGAAAGGCGGACTCCTTTACTGTGACGCTGACGGCGGCAGGGTGGAGCGCAGGCACACAGGCAGTCAGCAACAGCAAGTTCATTGCAAGCGGCTATGCCTATACGGTGTGCCCGGCAGGGGACAGCTTCAAGGACTATGCCGAGGCGATGATCTACGCCGACAACGTGACAACGGCGGGCAAGATGAGCTTTCACTGCGACGTTACGCCCACGAAAAATCTTACAGTCAACATTCTGAGAACGGAGGCAACGGCATGAGCTTAGTGTTCAACATGGTCGGAGGCGGCGGAGGCGTAAGGCTTGTGTCCATAGCGGTAACAACGCCGCCGGCGAAAACGGTGTATGAATACGGCGACAGCTTCCAGAGCGCCGGAATGGTCGTCACAGCGACATACAGCGACGGAGCTTCGGCGGCTGTAAGCAATTACAGCATAAGCCCGACAACGTTCACAAGCGTGGGGAGCCAAAGCGTCACGATCAGATACACCGAGCACGGAGTTACCAAAACAAGCACAACCGCCGTTACGGTCAATAAAAAGACTATTTCGGCCGTTCCGAGTCAGAGCGGAGCACTGACGTATAACGGGAGCAGCCAGTCCCCCACATGGAGCGGCTACAGCGCGACGCAGATGACAATCGGCGGCACGACCTCCGGCACGAACGCCGGAAGCTACACGGCAACATTTACGCCGAAGGCAAATTACCGCTGGCCTGACGGCACGACGACGGCGAAGAGCGTGAGCTGGAGTATCGGGAAGGCGGCGGGCAGCTTATCGATAAGCCCGACAACACTGACGCTGGACAGCAGTACAACGAGCGCAAGCATCGCCGTTACGAAAGCAGGCGACGGTGTGATAAGCGCCGTGAGCAGCGCCCCGGGCATAGCAACGGCAAGCGTGAGCGGCAGCACTGTCACCGTTACGGGCAAAGCAAGCGGCAGCGCGACAATAACCGTAAGCGTTGCCGAGGGCACGAACCACACCGCGCCTGCAAGCAAGAGCTGCGCGGTGACGGTGAATTTCCTCAACTCCACATTCGCCTCCAACACGTGGGAGCAGATAATCGCTGCCTGTCAAAGCGGCAGCGTACCCGACACGTGGGTAGCGGGCGACAGCAAGACTATGACGATAGACGGCGCAGACTATTTGGTCGATATCATCGGCAAAAGCCACGACACCTACGCTGCCGGAGGGATTGCGCCGCTGACCTTACAGCTGCACGACTGCCTTAACACAAAATATGCATGGAGGGGAATTTGGGACAACTTACTACTTACAAAGCTGCCGGAAATCATACAGAGCGCCGTAAAGCCCGTCAGCAAGACGATGAATAACGAAAGCGTTTCCCCGAAGCTTTTCAGCCTTACGGAAGTAGAGGTGTTCGGCTTAAATAAATTTGCGTCATACGCCGAGGGCACACAGTACGCCTACTACGCCGCCGGAAACAGCAAGATTAAGACGGTAGGCGGCGACGCTTCTGATTGGCAGCTGAGTTCACAAATGCATTCCGGCAGCGTTGTTAACTATTGCGCAGTCAGCAAGAGCGGCGCGCTCAGCCTTTACGGTATCTACAACACTAGCGGCGTTGCCTACGCATTCTGTTTTTAATCCGGGAGGTGTAATCAATGTATGCGATAAAAGTAGACAACGAAATCGCCGGATATTCCGACAGCTTCGTATATATCCGGTTGCACACAAACGGCTGCTATGTGCTGTGCAATGAAGCGGAAGCGGAGGGCATATGCGCGAAAATTGCAAGGGAATACACCGACACGGAGACCGGCGAAACGGTAACGCAGATAGCCGACACCGTATTCCGGCTTACCGACGACGGCCTGCACGGCACTGAGCCGAAGTGCGAGATAGAAACGTTAAACGGCGCACAGGTCGTAGCGGACAAGGACAGCGAGCTAAAAAACGCCGTGAGCACCGGCGACCTTGAGGCGGCATACAGGGAAGGAGTCAACAGCGTATGACAAAGACAGAGGCCATGACCAAAATGAAGGAAAAAGGCGCGGACGATGCCGCAGCCCTGCGAACAAAGGCGAACACCATGACCGGCACCGAGATCATCGCCGCAGAAATCGCCGTGCCGGATTTCGACGCGACGAAGGACTACAGCGCATGTCCTGTGGGAACGCCGGTAGCTGACGAGGGTCAGGTGTGGAAGCTTATACAGCCGCACAACGCCGCGAATTATCAGGGCAGGCCGTCAACGCTTCGCGCTCTGTGGGGGCTATGTCACACTACAGACCCAGCAAAGGCGAAACCGTGGGTCGATGCCAACGGCACGTCGGGAATGTACATGAAAAATGAATGCTACAAGGCCGCAGACGGCAAGGTCTATCGTTGCAAACAGGACAACTGCGTTCACGATGCCGCCGCGCTGCCGAGTGCGTGGGAGGATGCGGAATGAACATTACCCCGAAACAGAAAATGGAGGATATAAAAATGGATTACAAAGAGCGCATGAGAAACGAGTATATCGAACTTAAGGACAAATACGACAAGCTGCACAGAATGCTTGTAAAGTACGACGCGGGCAAGCTTAATTTTACCCCAACCTGCCCTATAGAGCTCCTGCGAGAGCAGGCGGCAACGATGGGCAAATATCTGTACATACTCGAAACCCGCGCACTGATAGAGGAAGTAGAGCTATGAACATTACGGACGACGACGAAAAGACCTATTCAGGACTTTTAGAGGAGGATTGACGATGTTTAACACTATGGACAACACTATGGATACCAAGCTTCACAACGGCTGCTCGCACAGGCTGCCTTGCGGCTACTGCATTCCGCTCGGACGCGACTGCCCCAAGTGGACTGCCTACGCAGTGAATTTAGCATCAAGCAGCGACAGCACATCAAGAGCTACGTTTAACAAACCGGAGGGCTGACGATGGCATTTACAAATTCACCGCTTGTCAGCTACACACAGATAAGCCCCTACAGCAGCGGCCGCAAGGGGCGCAATATCGATACCATCACGATACACTGTTCGGCGTCGCAGGCGGCGGTCGAGACGCTGGGCAGACTGTTCCAGACAAAAGCCGCGAGCGCAAACTACGGCATAGGCCCCGACGGCAGAGTCGGAATGTACGTCGAGGAAAGAAACCGCAGCTGGGCGACCTCGGACGGGGAAAACGACCGCCGGGCGGTGACTATCGAGGTGGCCTGCGAAAACAAGCACCCGTACAGGGTAAACGACGCGGCCTACAAGACGCTGCTCGACCTTGTGACGGATATATGCAGGCGCAACGGCATTAAGAAGCTTATCTGGTCTACCAGCAAGGCCGACCGCGTAAACCACAAGAACGGGTGCAATATGACCGTTCACCGCGACTATGAAAACAAGGCCTGTCCCGGGCAGTGGCTTTATGAGCGGCACGGGCAGATAGCGGCCGAGGTAAACAAAAGACTTACGGAGGATGAAGAAATGGTCAGATGGAACAAAATCGAGGATGTGCCGGAGGGCTACCGCGAAATGGCGCAGCGCTACATAGACGCGGGCGCACTAAAAGGCAAAGGTAACGGCGAGATCGACCTGTCAGAGGACATGATCCGCGTCATGGAGATCATGCGCCGCTACTTCGAGAATATTATGGAGGGCAAGTAAATGAACGCACCGGATAAAATCACAGAGATCAAAGGCGCCGCGACTGCGATTGCGGCAATCATAACCGGCCTGATCGGCTGGGCAGGCTGGGCGGTAATGCTATTTCTTGCGCTTGTCATCATCGACTGGACAACGGGCTCGTGCGCCGCGAAGAAGGCCGGAGACTGGAACAGCGCAAGATCCCGCGAGGGCCGCTGGCACAAGGTCGGCGAGATAGTCGCAGTAGTAGCCGCTTTTATGTGCGACCTTGCGTTGAAGATAGGCATGCAGGGGCTCGGCATAACGCTGCCGATTGACTATGAAACGCTGTTCGGGCCCTTAGTCACAATGTGGTACATATTCACCGAGATAGGCTCAATCGCCGAGAATGCGCAGGCATTGGGCGCACCTGTGCCCGACTGGCTTACCAAGGGCATCAAAAAAATGAAGGACGCAACGGACGACGCCAGCAAATGACCGGCAAATAAAAAAGGGCAGCTCCAAGGGGGCTGCCCGAAAGGAGGCAGAGCATGCCCACCAATCTATCGATTGCCGACAGCAGCTTTCCCCAGCTTACAAAGCAGCAGTCTACAGACGAGAAGTTTGACAAAATACAGAGCTATCTTTACATGCTGCTTGAGAGCCTGAGATTCTCGCTTTCGAATTTAGACAAGGACAATTTCAACGATGCCGGCCTTGACGAGATATCGGACATGATAACGGAACCCGTATACGCGCAGATAAGCGACGTGGAGGGCAACGTTACGAGCCTCGCCCTGACGGCTCAGGGATTAAGCACAAGGATATCAGATGCCGAGGGCAATATAAATACGCTCAGCATCAGAGCGGACAGCCTCACCAGCCGCATCACGAGCGTTGAAGGCGACGTTTCTACGCTGAACCAGACGGCAACGAGCCTTACAGCGAGGATATCGGATGCTGAAGGTGACGTTTCGGTATTGCAGCAAACAGCAACGAGCCTTTCAAGCAGGATATCAAACGCCGAGGCGGACATAAGCCTTATACAGCAGACGGCAAACAGCCTGACACTGGCCGTTACAAACGGAGATAGGAGCTCGGTTATAAGACTCAAGGCCGGGGAGACGCTTTTGAGCAGTCAGACAATAAAGTTTACCGGCATAGTGACATTCTCCGATCTGTCGACGGCGGGGAGCACCACGATAAACGGCGGCAACATCACCACGGGCACGATATCGGCCATAGCCTTAAGCGGCAACAGCATAACTGGAGGCACGATAAGCGGCGCGACAATAAGCGGCAGCACGATCAGGACGCTTTTAAGCACATCCGGAAATGTCGGCGGAGAGCTTGAGTTTCATTACGGCAGCAGCTACGGCACCGCGCACGGCGGAATGAGAATGGACGATCAGGGCGCCGGAACGGCCACGGAAATGAGCAAAAGGCTGTTTATTTACACAAAAAATCCTTTCGCTCTTAAACTGGACAGTGAAACCAGAATGAGTATTGAGGCCGACTGGTCGATCCACATAACGGCAGGGACGACGGCAAGCATTAACCTGTACAACGACGGGACCATTAATCTCAGGGGCACGGTAAAGATCAACGGGAAAGAGATCGGAGGATAAAATGTATCTCATCGAATGCATAAACGCATACATTGCGGCAACGCAAATGCAGCAGAAGGAAACGGACTATCAGACGGCGTATGCGCTGCTGAGGGTCAAAAGAGAGCTTCAGACACAGGTGGACTTTTTCAGGGAAGAGGAGCTGAAGCTTATAAAAAAATACGCCAGGGCGGACGAGAGCGGACAAATACAGTGGCTTGAAAACGAGCGCTTCGCCTTTGAGGACGCGGCCTCGGCCGAGGAATTCAAAAGGGAAAGAGAAAAGCTGTGCATGACGCAGACAGACGAGCCAGAGACACTGCGAGCGCCTATACCCGAAAGGATAAGCCCTGTACAGCTTGAGGCTTTAGAGAAGTTTATACGCTTCGGGGAGGAATAATGGCAGGACTTCCGCAAATGGTCAACGCCGACAGGATAACGGGCAGAAAGCAGGTCGAGTTCGGCGGATACAATCACACGGCTGCGGCAGACAACGGCGAGCTGTGGGACATGAAAAACCTCACGAGCGATTACTACCCCTTATTGAGTCCGCGCGAAAGGCGCTGGGTGTACGCCACCATACAAAAACCCAACGGCTTTCTGGCGCACGACGGGCTTTTCTGGGCAGACGGCACGGGCTTTTATGCAGACGGCACTTTAAAGGGCAGCGTGACGGACACGAAAAAGACCTTTGCGAGCCTCGGAGCGTACATAATCATTCTCCCGGACAAGAAATACTACAACCGTCTGACGGGCGAATTCGGCAGCATGGAGGCAAGCAGGAGCGGCCCGGCAAAGCTTCAGGACGGAAGCTACGCCGGCGAGAGCGCGGCGGCAAACACCATATACGCCAAGGACGCGGACTGGGGTTCTGTCTTCAGGGAGGGCGACGGCGTTACCATATCCGGCTGCACAAGGCACACGGAGAACAACAAAACGGCAATCATACGAGAGATCGACGGAGACTACCTCCGCTTTTATGAAAACACCTTCATCATTGATGACGGCGGAGACAGCGAAACGATACAGATAACAAGAAGCATGCCCGACCTGGATTTTATCTGCGAGAATGAAAACAGGCTTTGGGGCTGCAAAAACGACACGATATACGCCTCAAAGTTAGGAGACATTTTCAACTGGAACGTATACGACGGAGTTTCAACGGACAGCTTCACGGTCAACGTCGGCTCAACGGGCGACTTCACTGCCTGCGCCTCATATCTCGGATATCCGTGCTTTTTTAAGGAGGAGCACGTGTATAAGGTCTACGGGGATAAGCCGTCAAACTTTCAGGTGATGGGCTCGGCATCATCAGGCGTCGAAAAGGGCTCGGACAGGAGCCTTGCCATAGCCGGAGAGGTGATGTTCTATCTTTCGAGAGCAGGCATCGTCGCATGGAGCGGCGGCATACCGCAGAGCATAGCGGCGCCGTTCGGAATGCAGCGCTTTAAAAACGCGGTGGCCGGCTCGGACGGGACAAAGTATTACGTCTCGATGCAGGGAAAGAACGGGTACGAGCTGTTCGTTTACGACACGAGGGTCAAGCTGTGGCACAGGGAGGACGACACCGAGGTCATAGGCTGGGGCTGGAACGAGGAATTATATTTTCTTGACAGCAGCGGCAGAATTCAGATAAGCGGCAACGCGAGAAGCGTTCCGGCCGCGTCGGTGCGCGAGGCGAGCGTTCAATGGATGGCGGAATGGGCCGATTTTTACGAGTACACGTCATATTCAAGCTCATCCTCGGAAACGCCGGAGAAGAAAACAGTCAGCAAGCTGCTTATAAGGCTCGAGCTGGACGAGGGGGCGAGCCTTAAAATAGAGATGCAGTTTGACAGCGACGGGATATGGCAAACAGTGAAGGAGCTTAATGCCGAGAAAAAGCGCAGCTATTACCTGCCCATAATCCCGAGAAGATGCGACCATTTCCGCATACGCATGAGCGGACAGGGCGAATGCAGACTGTATTCGCTGGTCAGAGAGGTCTACACGGGATCACCGAATTAAGCAAGGAGGAAATATGGCTTCTAAATACACATACGATGATTTTCAGAGGGCGCTGACAGACAGCGGCCTCAACAAGGAATTCTCCGACGCGGACTTAAAGCTTGCGCTCGATAACCCCGACGCCGGAATGAGCATCCTCAAATACAAGCAGGACTATCACAAGGCCTCCACGCCCGAGGCAAAGGCTCTGGCCAACCTCGGAGCGGAGGGAATACGCTCGGGCTACGGCGGATACACGGGAGGCGCGAGCGGCGGCCAGTTCTATCTTGATCCGCTTGCTCCGAAGGATTTTGAGAGCCCGGAGGCGCCGACATATGATAACGCCTACAAGGACAGGATAGACGGTCTCCTGGACAAGCAGCTCAATTACGGCAGCTTCAGCTACGACACCGCAAGGCCGGAATACAGCAGCAGGCACGATGATAAGATGCAGAGCGTGCTCGACCAGGTCGTAAACCGGGGAGATTTCAGATATGACCCGCAGACCGATCCGCTTTACAGCCAGTACAGAAAGCAGTACGCCCGCGAGGGACAGAGAGCCACGCAGGACGCCTTGGGAGCGGCGGCCGCGGCAACGGGAGGAATACCGTCGAGCTATGCCGTCGGAGCGGCTACACAGGCCGGAGACTACTACGCAAGCAGAATGACGGACAAGATACCGGAGCTTTATCAGCTGGCTCTGAATAAATACATGAACGAGCACAGCATGAAGCTTGCAGACCTCAGCGCCCTCTCGGCGGCGGAGCAGGCCGATTATGAGAAGTACGTAAACGAGCTTAATCAGTACAACATAGACAAGAATTTCGCCTACGGCGAGTATCAGGACGACTACGACCGCATCATTCAGAACCTCCAGACGGCAGCAGGGCTTGAGCAGAGCGAATACAACAAGTACCTCGATAAGCTAAGCCAGCACAACGCCGACAGGGAGTTTAACTACGGCAAGCTTCTTGACGAGATAAACAATCAGACCTCAAAGCGAAGCGAGGCTCTCAACAAGGCTCTCGCTGCGGCGGAGCTGGGCGACTACAGCTTACTTGAGGCACTGGGCATAAATTCGAGCAACAATCCCACGGACTTCGAGAGGAGATTACAGCTTGCGAAGATAGCCGCCTCATACGGCGACTATTCCGGCCTGAAGGCTTTGGGCATTGACACAAGCGCCGTGGAGGCACCGGCCTCGACCGGCTACTCGCCCGGAAAATACTATTCGCCGGGCGCGGGAGACGAAGGCGAATACACCGCCGACTCAGATGCAGAAACCGAAGACACTGGAGCAGACAATGCTACTTACAATGGCATGAGAGACACTCTTTATTACGGAAAACAGGCGAATGGAATACAGTGGGCAAGAAACCGCCTTGCGGACTATATAGCGGAGGGAAAAATCACGAAGAAACAGGCACAACAGCTGGGAGCATACGTTGGTATTGAATTCGTTGACGAGGAGGATTAATAATGGCTTCGGATTGGCGCGAAAAGTATCAAAAAGCAATTAAAGACGGCAGCGCGGCGAAAAGGTATCAGGAAAGCTCCAAAGGCATTCCCGCCAACAATCCGGCCTTTGTATACGCCAAGGTATACGGCGACGGGAAGACGGGGCAGGAGGCAAACAAGCCGGTAAAGGGAAAGAAGATAACAAAGCCGCCGAAGGTGCAGCACAGAGACGGAGAAATAGCGGCTCTCGGAGCGGGAGACTACGGAGCAAGCAACTCTACGCGCTTTGACAAAACGATGAACGCCGCCATATACAGCACGGCGGCCGCTTTGGAGAACCTGCACGGAACGCTCAAGGAAAAGGACGCAAGACAGCGTGCCAGAGATGAGGCCGACAGTAAAAGGCTCAAGGCCGGATATGACGCTATGATACAGGGCGAGGATATTTATTCCCGCCCCGGCGGCCTCAAGAAAATAAGCGAGGACGCCGACAAGGATTTTGAGGCGCGCTATGAGAAGGTCAGGGGCGTGGGCGACGAGTATTTCAAGAAAGCGGACGAGATGAAAAAACGCTCGGAGCAGCAGCAGAAGGAGGCCAAGGAGGGGCTCGGAGGCTTCGGACAGTTTGCGGTGGATCTCGGCATAGCGGGCGCACAGTTTGCAGGAGACATTGCATTAAACGCAGCTCTCCCCGGAGCCGGCCTTGCGGCAATGGGCATGAGAGCGGCCGGCAGTGCCGCACAGGAGGCAAGGCAAGACGGAAGGGATATCGACACGCAGCTCAACACCGGACTCAAGAGCGCGGCTATAGAAGTTCTCACTGAGAAGCTTTTCGGCCTCGGCTCCAAGGCGGCATACGGATCGGGGCTCATAAAGAACGAGAAGCTCATAAACGGCATTGTAAACAACCTTGCGAAAACAAACGCGGGCAGAACAACCCTCAAGCTGATAACGGGCGCTGCGGAGGAGGGCGCGGAGGAGGTCCTATCGGACATTTTAAACCCCGTGGCCGACCGCATACTGAAGCTTGACGACGGCAAGGGCGACTGGTCGGATATAGGGAAGGACATGGACACGCAGCAGATGCTTGCAGACTTCCTCATAGGCGGCACACTGGGCTTGTTCGGAGCGGGAACCAACGTGGTCAACGGCCAGTTCAAGGCCGAGAACGCGCAGCAGCGAGGATATGAAAAGTATCAGAGGGAGCTTGTCAACATGGGGCTTGAGGCCGAGCCGGGGTCAAGAGCGCAAAAGGCCGCGGAGACGTACAAGCCCATAGTAGAAAAGAGCGGGAAGCATTTTCACAGAAACCTGAGCGACGCGGAGACCGAGAACCTTTCGAAGCTTCTGATTTCCGAGAGAGATGTCCCGTTTGTTAAATCGTCGCTTGAAGATGCAGGAATTCTAATTGACGATAACACCGCGGACATAATAGCGAGAGCGGCCAACGGGCAGAGGATAAGCCAAAGCGAGAGGGAAAAGCTTCAGAAGATACCCAACATAGGGGAGGTCATAAATGAGGTGGCCTTGGCCGGCGTGAAGGCAAGGACGCTTGAAAGGGCATTCACACAGGAGCTTCAGCCGGACGGGATCACGCTGCCCAGGGGCGACGAGCTGCTCAGGGACAAAACAATAGAAAGTGCCGAAAGGCTCTCGAAAATAACCGGCAGAGAGATACGGCTCTATGACGCCGATCCGAGCGAAAACGGATATTACGACAGGGCAACGGGCGAGCTCTACATTAACCGAAACAGCAAGAACCCCTTGGCGCAGGTCGTGGGGCATGAGCTGACCCACAGCATCGAGGATGCGGGAGCATATACCGACTTAAAGAGCGTTATCTTCAGTCAGATACAGAAGCAGGGCGGCGACCTTGCGAAAATGAGACAGGAAAAGGCAGCGCTTTATGAAAAGCACGGCCACACGCTCGGAAGCGAGGAGGAGATAGATGCGGAGATCGTTGCGGAGTTTGTCGAGAAAAATCTTCTGACGGACGAGGCGAGCATAAAGGCGGTCGTCACGCAGAGCCCGAGCCTCGGCCAGAGGATATTGCAGTTTATCAACGACCTGCTCGCCAAGATAGGGGACAGAAAGGCTCAGGAGAGGGCATTCCTTACTAAGGCGAGAGGCTACTATCAGACGGCGCTCAGGGAGACCGGAAACCGACCTGTTAACGTCACCTTTAAGGCGGAAGCGCCCACACAGGCAGCGCCGGCGGCGAAAACTACACAAGCCACACAGCAAGCAGCTCCGGCACAGGAGGCCACTCAGGAGGCCACGGCACGGGAGGCTTCTCAGGCGCAGGAAGCTCAGGCGAAAAGCAGCGAAATGACGCCGGATGAATATCTTGTGTCTCTGAGAGATCAGCTTGCAAGAGGCGAGATCAGCGAGGATGAGTTCAGCGACCTGTTCGACGAATACTATAACGGCGGAACGGAGAGGCAGTACAGCTTTGCAGGGCAAAAGGCGAGCACGGCAAATCTCGAGAAGCTTAAAAACGCACAGGAGATGGAGACCCTCGGCGCTGACATGAAGAGCATCCGCAAGGCTACCGGCTGGTTCAAGGGAATGGACGGCAAGTGGCGGTTTGAGATCGACGACAGCGAGATGACCTACCATCGCGGCGGCGACGCTGCCTTCAGCAGGGATCATCCTGACTATGCGGAGTATCAGAAGCTGATGCGCAAGTGGATGACCGGCGAGGTGACGGCGGAGGAAGAGACCCGCCTGCGGCAGCTGGATGAAACGTGGGGGCGCGAGTATGGCCGCCTGAGCGAGCGCGTAGACAGAGGCAACGCAACGCTGGAGGACATTCTCGACCATGAGGCATTATTCCGGGCGTATCCGCAGCTGCGGCGGACGAAGGTGGAGTTTGCTGACATGCCGAAGAACACCATGGGCAGTTACAGCCCGTCTCAAAACCTTATCACCCTAAGCAATGAGCTGCGCAACGCGCCGGAGAGCACGCTGGTGCACGAGATTCAGCACGCCATACAGAACGCGGAGGGCTTCACGCGAGGGAGCAACCGGGAATACTGGGAAGAAAAGCTGACCAGCGGGGACAAGATTCAAAGCAAGGGATTCCAAGATGCAAGGGAAAAACTGATTCAATTCCAGCTGGACAAGGCGAACGAGGAAGCGCTGGCGCTGAAGGACAAAATAGAACAAGCCGGAGAACTGGACGACGACCTCACGGAATATGACCGGCTGTGGGAGGAAGCAGAGCGGCGGGGACTTGACGGGAAGATCAACGAATACTACGACCTGCTGAACAACTACTACACGCAGATGAACCGTCCTGGCAACAGTGTACCGAGTGAGCTTTACTACAACACAGCGGGTGAGATCGAGGCCAGAGACGCGGCGAACCGCAGAAGCATGTCCGACTGGACACGGAAGATGGTGCCGCCAGACTACGGTGACGAGAACACTGTGTTTGCGGAGGATAGCAGCTATGCCATGAGTCAGAGTGAGCAGGACAGCGTTAAGACTCAACTGCGGGAACATCAGGGAGAATTGAACAGCATGAAAGCCGTCGCCACAATTCGTGACAACGGCTGGAGAGGCATGAGTACAGGAGCGTTCCGAAAGAAAATTGTAAACAGCCTGAAAAAAACAGGCTATCGCGTGGATAACCCTGATATCGGCGTGATTGATTTCGACGAGAAGATGCTGAATCGAAGCTTAAATTACATTCAGACAGATGCGGAGGCGGCGGCATATCAGGCACTGCCGATGGTGTTGAAACGCGGCATTGAGATCAGTGGGCACGGCAACCATAAGGGGAGAGACTATGAAACACTGACTATCGCAGCCCCGGTGGAGCTGAACGGAAAACGTGGAAATATGGCGGCGGTTGTGATGAAAACCAAGGGCAATCGCTACAAGGTACACCGTATCCTGACCCCGGAGGGCACGGCTTTTGCGCTGCCGGAAATGACTAACGCAGAGCCTACCACCGTCGGGACTGTCACCAGCGGTAGTCAATCGCTGGGAGGGAGCGCACCGGCCATCAGCTCTGCGTCTGAAAACAGTATACGCAGTTCTTCCAAAAATGTCAACAAGCAATTTTCAGTGAGCGAGCGGACGCCGGAGCAGAAGAAAGAGATATTAGCCCAGGCTCGGCGCTATGCCTCGGGAGAGATCGGCAAGGACGAGTTCTTCCGCCACGTGGACAGCATAGACCGGACGCGGAGAAGAGCACCTTCCCGAAACGCTTACCGGCAGCCGCAAAAAAACCAAAGCTATTCCGACGAGGCGAGAGAGATATACGACCGCGCGCACTCCGAGGGCGTGAGCGTGGACGAATATCTCCGCCGCAACTGGGAGGAGTTCGACATTGACGGCCGCTGGAGCGACGCCGCGCAGGAGGCGCTCAGGATGGACGGCAGGAGGTATTCGGTCGAAGAGGAGACCGCAAGCGAAGAAGAACCCAAGGAGCCGAGAGTAAGAGACACCATACCCAAAAAGGCCGAGACATATCTTAAGAGAGCGGAGGGTGCTCTCGTGAAAGATCTTTCGGACAAGCTCAATGTTCCGAAATTCGCGCAGAAGGAATACCTCAATGAGATAGCACAGGAGATAAGCGAGGAGTATCTCAAGACCGGCACGGTGAGCGAGGAGACAAAGAACGAGCTTTTTGAGACGGCATGGGAAAACGGCAGGCACATAGACGATGAGTTCTACAACACCTACAAGGATATAAAGGACTATCTCAAGACGCAGTCTGTCACCCTGTCCGAAACGGACAAGGCGGATATCACGGACTGGAACCAATTTAAAAACAGCGCCTTCGGCTCGCTCAGGATAGTCAACAAGGGCGGCCTTCCCGTTGACACAGCATATCAGGAGCTTCAGGGCATGGCTCCTGAGCTGTTCCCGCCGGATATCACGCACCCGGCCGATCAGATACAAAGGATGCTGGAGGTCAGCAAAAGCATAAGCGTGAGCGAAAAGAGCCTCGATGACCACTTCGGCAGGAATGCGGAGGAATATAAGAAATGGGCGAGAGCGGACTTCGAGACGGCCATAACCGACAGCCTCAGTGCCCTGCGCACCGTGAAGAGATACGTTGAGGACGGCAAAGCGCCCGCGGAGAAGCTGCACACCATCGACGAGGTGCAAAATGCGTACAAGGACTTAAAGGAAGCCCGAAAGAAATACGAGATAGCAAACGCGAGAAACCTGCTCACAGACCATGATAAGATTCAGGTCGGCAGGCTGCTCCGAGGCGAGATCGAGCTTAAGCACCTCGACTCCACGCAGGACAATGTAAAGGGCATAAGCGCGGTTTTTGAAGCACAGGAGGAATATGAGCGGATCGCGCGAACCATAAGGGAGTGGAACGCGCAGAGAAAGCAGGAGCTGCGCGACGAGGCCGACGAGTATCTTCAGACGGCGAACGACTGGAAGGATAAGAAGTCCGGCATACTCTATGCGCGAGAGACACAGGAGCGCAATGTTCTGGACATAGTGCCCGATGAGAAGATCGCCAAAGCGATAAACCGCAAATACTTCATGCCGGTGCATCAGGCCGAGGCCAAGTCCACGCAGTTCAAGAAAACGATGCGCGGCAGGGTGGCGGCGCTCAAGCTCAGCACCAAGGAAACCAAGGCGATGAAGAAGGCCGGGAAGGTCTCGGAGGCGCACGCGGTGCAGCTTATAGGCGAGGCGAGAGACAATGCGGAAATGGCGAGCCGGTCCCGCGACAAAACACGTGACGGAAAGACCGAGGCGGAATGGAGGGCCATCGAGGCCGAGCTATGGAAAAACAATCCCGATTTAGACAAGGCCAAGATTGAAAACGCCATAAAGGAGTTCAGGGGGATATATGACGAGCTGCTCAACATGATGAACGACGTCCGAATAAAAAACGGATATGAACCCGTAAACTACCGCAGGGGCTATTTTCCTCATTTCAAAAAGGACAGCGCGGACAACATCATCGGTCTGTTCGGCCGGGCTCTGGGCATAAAGACCGACGTCACGGAGCTGCCGACAACCATAAACGGCATGACGCATATGTTCAGGCCGGGCATACAGTGGTTCGGAAATGCCTTAGAAAGAATGGGCTTCGAGACAACATACGACGCCGTGGAGGGCTTTGACCGATACATAGAGGGCGTCGCGAATGTCATATATCAGACCGAGAACATACAAAGACTTCGCGCACTTGCGTCGCAGGCGAGATATCGCACAGGCCCGGAGGGCTTGAGAAAGCAGATAGACGCTGTGAGAGCCGATACCGGCAAGACCGAGGCGGAGAAAACAGCCATCATAGACGACCTAAACGCGAACGGCAAATACGAGCTGTCAAACTGGGTAGTCAACCTCGACGAATACACGAACATCCTTGCGGGCAAAAAGAGCATGGCAGACCGAAACCTTGAGCAGGCGTTGGGGCGCGACATGTACAACGTCGTCAAGGCGGTCGAGTCGAGAGTCGCCGCAAACATGGTCGCAATCAATGTGGGCTCATGGCTGACAAACTTCATCCCGATCACTCAGGGCTATGCGCTTCTGGGCACAAAGGATCTTCTCACGGGCATGCAGCAGACATTAGCGGCCATGAAGGAGAGCGACGGCATGGTCGAGGCCTCGGCCTTTCTCACAAACAGAATAGGGAGCGACCCGCTTGTTCAGACATGGGCGCAGAAGGCCTCGACAAAGCTATCGTCGCCCATGTCGTGGATAGACAACTTCACGGCCGGCACGCTGGTGCGCGCACGGTATAACCAGAACATCCGGCAGGGAATGAGCGAGACCGCGGCCATGGAGGATGCGGACACCTTCGCGGCAAACGTCATGGCCGACAGAAGCAAGGGAAGCACCCCGACGCTGTTCAACCAGGCAAACCCCGTTACCAAGCTGTTTACTCAGTTCCAGCTTGAGGTCAACAATCAGCTGAGCTATCTGTTCAAGGATATTCCCCGTGAGACCAAGGATAAGGGCGTGAAGGCCTTGGCGCTCGCCCTACTGAAATTCTTCCTCGGCGCGTATCTTTATGATGAAGCATATGAATACTTCATCGGGCGAAGGCCGGCGCTCGACCCAATCGGAATACTGGTTGACACGGCACAGGATATAGCAAACGGCGAGAGCGCATATGACGTCATAACGGGCACTCTCGAGGACACGGCGGAGCAGCTTCCGTTCATAGGCGGCATACTCGGCGGCGGCCGCATACCGATAAGCAGCGCATTACCCGACGCGGGAAATCTTCTCAGGGCTGCGACAAATGAGGATTGGGACAGCAAGAAGAAGCGAAACGCAATATGGAAAGAGGTTTCAAAGCCTATTACATATACGGCGCTACCGTTCGGCGGCGGTCAGATCAAGAAGGCGGTTGAGGGCATCGATGCGACGATCAGAGGCGGCAGCTACACCTACGATGCCGACGGCAACGATATTTTGCAGTATCCCGTTTACAATCAGAGCTTTGGTGACAGCGCAAAGAGCATTGCGGAGTCAGTACTGTTCGGCAAAACGGCGCTTCCGACGGGCCGGGAGTGGATAGGCAGCGGCTTTAAGAGCTTCGGTGCAAAGGAAACCGCTGCATATAAGGAGCTTACGGAGAGCGGCACTTCTCAGAAGGATGTATACGATACGCTCAAGGCCATACGAGCCGAGAAGACGAACAACGGCAAGAGGACGGCTATCGCGGACAGCTCTCTCACTGACAACGAGAAACGCATACTGTATAATCACATATTCGGCGAGAAGCAGGAGAACGGAACATACAAGTCCACTCGCACGGAGGAGATCGCGGCATTTAAAGAGGCCGGGCTTGACATGGACGACTTTCTGAAGGCGCAAAATCAGTATACGGATATCGGCAAGGAATACGATACTACATCGGACAAGGCGCTTGCGTTCTCGCGCTGGGTCAATCAGCAGGGATGGACGGCCGACCAGAAGGCAGCGGTCAACGACAGCTTTAAATACTACAGTCAGATACCCGCGACGGCGGCAAATTACAACAGCTTTGCCGATGCAGGTCTGAGTGATGAGACCGCATACAAGCTGGCCAAGGCGATAAATGACCTTGAGCCGCAGGACGGAGCGGACACCGTGAGCAGCACGCAGAAGTGGCGGGCGGTCGTCGATACGGTCAAGAACACAAACGATCAGCTTGCAGCGCTGGCACAGGTCATGTCCGAGAGCGAATACAGGAAGGTATCTGCCGGGCGCGCCCACGGCGTAGAGCCGTCGTCGTATGTTGCTTTCAAGGAGTCACTGCCGAAGTTCGATGCAGACGGCAACGGCACCTTTAAGCAGGCGGAGATCAAGGCCGCCATTGATGCAATGGGCGAAAAGTACGGCACGGTTCTTCCCGGCGGCAGTAAGCTTACAATCGCGCAGCAGGCCGTGCTTTGGCAGCTTGCGAATAAGAGCTGGAAGCCTAAAAACAATCCTTACAGCGTGGCAATAGGTCAAAAAGTCTACAACGAATTAAACGCAAAATGAGAAAAAGGACAGCGCAAACGCGCTGTCCTTGACTTTTGCATGAGGGGATGATATGTTGCATGTAAATGAAGCGTTAGACGTGTTATCGGTTTTTTCCGTGTGGAGGACTAAACGGCGAAAACCGATGATAAGAAAAAGCTAAGAAAATCAGGCATAAAA